AGAACCCTACATTGGCTTTAGCGCCGTCTTCGACAAGGCGATCGTCCCCTATCTGACGGACACGGCAACCACGTCGACCACGGTGGTGGTTGCTTCGACCACCACCGTCCCCGTGTCGAGTCTCATTGTGCTGACGGATCCAACGGGGTTCGTGGCAGGCGCGAGCGTTGTTCTCGACGTGGGCGCGTCGCAGGAAACAGCCACCGTACAGACTTCTGGATCTGGGCAGATTCTCTGTCAAACGCTCCTCGCGCACGGCCCATCGCTTTGGATCGTGGCCCTAAATGGTGCCGAACAGATTGTTCGCGGCATCCTCGCTCGTCTGACGAGCATCGAGACCGAGATGCGCTACACGGCCCCCGCCGCGGGCGGCATCAAGAGCGTGGACGAAATCGAATTCTTTGGCGCGCAGGGGAATCGCGGCCGCGGGCAACGATCAAAGATCGACGACCTCGTGTATCAGCGCGACATTGCACGCAATGACCTAGCCGACGCGATTGGTGTGCCGAACATCCGCAACGCCAAGCGTGGCGGCGGGCGCATGGAACTCTACTAATGGCAGGCAGCGCGACAGACCTGCGCAATCGGCTTCTACCGATGGTAGACATCCTGCGCGCTATCCCTGTGCGCGCTGGACTGCGTCTCTATACGGTCGCGGTGCGCACGGTCGTATGGAGTGGCGGGCGCCCTGGACTCGGCACGAAGACGACAGTCGACACGGGCCTAAAACTCGACCTCGGCATTGGGTCGCCGCGCGTGCGACAGATCCGACAAGACGAGGTTGTTGCATCGGGCGGGCTCTACCAGTCGGAAGACATGGTGATCGGCCCCATTACGCCCCCGTACGCGGGAAGCTCCGCCGACAACGATGCGGTGAGTGTGTTTGAGCCTCCGGTCGATGGCTCCGCGCGTGAGATTTACTTCAAACTGACGGGGCCGGGCATGCCAGACACGGGTGCGTGGTTCAAGAAGGTTTCGCAGGACGTGTCGAAGAGCTTTCGATACACGTTCATCGTCCGTAAGACGGCGGTCGTGCCGTGAGCGGCACCGCAGGCGCAGGACTCGAGCCGGCCGGTTTAGGGCCCGCAGGCACCGGCCTCTACACGTCGACCGCGCTCGAACGCGGGACGTTTCAGTTTGGCGGATCGGTCTACCATGTCGCCGTCAGCACCGGCAACAGCGCACTGAAGGATATCGATCCTTCGATCTACTACGCGCTCGACTTCTGGGCATTCGTTCTACAGCGCTTTCTCGGCGAACGCTGGTCGCAGGAGTGCATCGCTGCGGGCCGCTCGGACGTGGCGGCCACGGTCGTCAAAGCGTCGTGGCCGTACGATCCGGCGCCGTACCTCACGGAAGCGCAAGTTCCCTTTCCGCTGCTCGCGGTCTATCGCGTGAGTGGCAAGATCGGCGAACAGAGCGTCCAGTGGGACAAGGCCGACGAGACGTGGATCGTCGAGTGGTCCATGCCGCCGCTGACGGCCGCACAGGCCGAGGTGCTGAGTCCCTTCGTCAAAGGCGTGCGCGACACGCTGGTCGACCGCACGACCGAAGGATCGCATCCGGGCTACCTCGGCGGCGTCCAGGTTTGGAAACTCGCCGGTCTGCGCGACATCGGGTTTACGAACTACGAAGTGCGCATGTGGGGCAACGGCAAAGACCTCGCGTTTCCTACGATTCGCATGACGTGCATGGTGAGCGAGCGCCGCAATCTGGTTGCCGGTTCGTTCGATCCACTCTCTGGGACTGACACCTCCATCGCGCTGCGCCAAGCCTCGGACAATACCGAGATGCCCGGCGTCGTGCAGGTCAAGACGCCATGACAACGCCTCTCTACGAAGCCATGGTGGCGCACCACCACCGCAAGCCAGGCCGCTCGTACATGCGCGCCGGACTCGTTGGTCACCTCGCGACGCTCGCGACCGGCCTGCCGCTTCCTACGCCCGAGTACATCGAGCACCGCGCCGATGGCGTGTGGCTCCACGTGCGGCAACCGAAGACCGGCCGCCTCAAGTCCATGCGGATTCGCACGGCCGAGGATCTGATTCAGCCCGAAGACATCGTGGACCTGTTCCACCAGGGCGACCAAGGCCCGATGTCCCAAGTTTCCTAGTCGTCATTCTCCATTGCTCCTCGGAGCGCATTCGCTGGCCGCTTCGCGCGCCGCAGGAACGCACACGCATGCTCAAGCTTCGAGTTTTCCCCCGCCTCACTGGTGGGCCGCTGGGTGTCGGCATCCTCGTCGACGCCGTCGAGATTCCGCGCACCGCATTCGTCGGTCGCACCGGCGTCGTCGTCGAGGGTGCGGCTGGTATGTCGTCCACATCGTGGGAGCCCACGGGCGAAGTCGTCGAACTCCCCCTGGTGGCCGAGACGCACCCGCAGTTTTCCGAGTTCCTGTCGCACTACCGCGACGAAGTGAAGAGCGGCGCGCTCTGGCCGGCCGACAAGGCCACGGCCGACGCGTGCGGCGTTGCATTCGATGCGACCCGTGGCGGTGAAGCGAAGCGCGCTGCGAAGGAGTCTGTCTGATGGCCCTCTCTTATCCGCTCACCGGCTGGGCCGCGAGCAACCCGACGCCCGCAACGCTCGTCGAGGTCGCCTTTGCCCAAGGGCAGGCGTCGACCGGCACCGCGCAGTACGCGATCCTCATCCTCGGCAACAAGCTCGCTGCGGGTACCGGCGTGGTCGACACGGCCGTGTACGGGCCCGACACCGCGACGCCGATGGTCTCGCTGACCGACGCCGCGAACCTCGCAGGCATTGGCTCCGAGGCGTACCGCATGATCAAGCGGGCGCTCGCGAACAACACGACGAGCCCGCTCTACGTCGCGTTTCCTGCGCAGTCGGCCGGCGCCGCCGCAACCGGAACCATCACGTTTACGACCACGCCGACCGGCACCGCGAACGCGCGTCTGCACGTGCTCGATGACTTCGTTGACCTTTCGTTTTCTTCGGTCGACACCGTCACCACGATTGCGGCTGGTCTCGTTCTGCTCGTCAACGCGAGAACGGAGTGGCCGGTCACGGCCGCCAACACCGCGGGCGTGATCACGCTCACCGCGAAGCAGCTCGGTCTCCGCGGCAACAACATCAGCTACGGCGCGCAGATTCAGGGCTCGGCGACCACCACGGTCGCACCTGCCCCGATGGTCAAGATGACGAGCGGCACGACCGCCGACTCGTGGACAAACGTGCTCGCGACGATCAACCCGAAGCGCTACTACTACATCATCAGCGCCGATGACGGCGGCCAGTCGAGCGGAAACCTGACCGCGCTCGTCTCGCAGGTCACCACGCAGGCGCTCCCGACCACCGGCATTCGTCAGGTCGTGATTGCGGGCGCGAACGACACTAGCGTGTCGAACGTCACCACGGTCGCCATCGCGCAGAATTCGCCCCGCTGTCAGGTCTACTACGGCCGCGAATTCGATATGCCGCCGGGCGAGATCGCTGCGTCGATGGGCGGCGCCGAAGCCACGTACGAAGCGGGCCGCACGGGCACGGTCTGCAACTTCGACAGCTTCGGCCAGTCGGTCGGCACCTCGCTGTGGAAGTTTGCCGCCCCGAAGAGTGGTGCCGGCCTGTCGGCGACGCAGATCATCTCGTGCCTTAACAACGGTGTTTCGCCCATCGGGGTGAGCAACGGCAAAGCGTATCTCGTCTCGCGTATCACCACGAAGAGCCAGACGTCTGGCGTCGCTGACTACCGCATTCGCGATGCGCACAAGGTTCGCATCTGCGATTGGTTTGCCGACGACGTGCAGGCTGCCGCCTCGCTCGAATTCGCCGGCCGCACGATCGCCAACGATCCTATCCCGCCGCAGAAGCCCCCGCCCGGCGCGGTGTACCCGCAGATCTTCAAAACGCTTCTGAAGCGCATCGTCAATATCTACGACGACCGCGGACTCTTGCAGAACGCCGACCAGATCAAGGCGCAGCTCGATGCCGTGCGCGAGGTCTCGCCGAGCACGCGCCTCTCGTCCTACGTCCCGTTGCAGACGATCGATCTGGCTCACCAGATCGGTATCTACGTCGCGCAGACCAACTGACTTTCGCAACCGGCCAACCTCTCTTCCTTTAGTAACCGCGTCTCTCCCTTAGGGCTCCCGACGTGCCGACTCCGGCATATCTCGGGAGCCCTTTTCTGTGGCCGCGGGTGGAGTTTCTATCGTGTCTTCCCCGCAGCAATACACCCGTGTCGATGTGTTCGTGAACAGCGTGCTTCTTATGGAGGAGGCGACTGTCGAGATCAATCGCAAGTCCAATCGCCAAGTCGTGAAATCTGTGCAGAAAGACTGGGCAGGAACTTCCGAGGGCGCGAAGGAACTCGATATCAAGATCACGAGCGGCGTCCCGACTGCGGGCTTCGAGCTCGACCCGGGCAAGTATATCAAGACTGGCCTCTACGTCACGATTCAGCTCGGCGCGGCTGGCAAGGTCCTTTCGTCGACCGGCTCAATCATGGATGACTCGCTGAGCGGCGGCGTTGGACAGGAAAGTAAGCTTAGTTTCAGTTTCTCGGGCTCTTATTCGGACTGGGAATGACAGTCGCTAAAGGGGGAATGTCATGAACCAACTCAAGAAACCCGAGACGCCCCCGGCCGAGCTATGGCGCCGCATTACGGCGATGCCGCGTCCGAGTGACGTGGTTGACTTCCCGCGCAAAGACGACGCCGGCAAGCCCGTTGGCCAAGTGCGTTTGCGTGCGCTCACGCAGGGCGAGATCACCATGTGCGCCGCCAACGCGCGCCGCAAGACCACAATCGCGCTCAAAGAGCAGGCGAATGCACCGGGCGTGAAGCTCCGTGCCGACGAGGAAGTTTTCGACAACTTCAACAGCGCTGAAGTGCTCTATGCCGCGTGCATCGATGTCGACGATCCTGAGCAGGCAAAGCGACTGTTCCCCTCGCCCGGGCACATCCTAGACAACCTAAGCACCGACGAGATCGGGCAGCTCGCCGTCGCGTACATGTATATGATGGCGGACATCTCGCCGACCGCCGACTCCATCGGATCGGACGAAGACCTCGAGGCCTTTCTCGACAAGCTTGCCCAAGGGGGCAAGTCAACCCCTTTAGCTGGGTATACGCTACAGGCGCTGAGTCGAGCATTGCTTTTTACGGCAAAGCGCCTACGGAGCTTACAGATGGACAACTCTTCGCCCATCTCGCCGCCCGACTCTATGGAGAGTACGAGCGCAAGCGCGTAGCGAAGGAGGTCGCGGGCACGTTTCGCGACCACCTAAAGCAAATGCGCGATCGCAACGCGGCAAACGAAGCCGCGCCGGTGAAGACCGAGAAGCGGCACGACGCACGCGGCGCATTCTGGGGACGGTAGATGGAACTCGAGATCGACTTTCGTGCATTCGACGACGCGCTTTCGCGCATTGCCGATCGCATGGACACCGAGGTTTCGATCGCGCTGGACGCGGTCGCAGCCTACGGCGTCAAGTCGATGCTCGAGACCACCAACTTCAACGATCGCACTGGCCACTTGCGCGGCTCCTTTTCGCGCTACGGCTCGGGCATGGCGACCGCGGAAGAGCGTGTCATCGGGACCGATGTGCCCTACGGCTTCTTCCTTGAATTCGGTACCAAGTCGGCATCGTCACGCGCCGCGCACAGTCACATTGCCGCGGGCTACAAGGCA